CAAAGGAACAATGGTACTATGCCAATGAACTACAAAGTTCTGGGCAAGCATTGGCCATGGCCAATAAGACTGAAGAAGATATTAACTTATTGCATTTTGTATTAATTAACCAATGGGTTAAAAAGAATATACCTGTGACACATGATTACAATAACAAGAAAGCCACCTTCCTAAGCTACAATCGTGTTATCAAATCACATCGTTGCCACTTAGTGGGTGAAATGCTACACAACAACCTAGTTGAAGGTAACATGATTAGTTTTGTACCAAGCGGAGAACTGTATCCAGGGGTTAGCAAAACTGCCACTGACGTTGTACAAAGTTCATACCTACGTCCCGAAATAGTCGAACGTATATTACCTTTACTAGATAAACAGTTAACAATTGACGAGTATGATGTAACACAAAATGGTCCGCAAGTTAGTAATCACTACGAACAATCATTGTTGAGTGTTATTACAGAAACAACATACGAACATGGTGATGTGTTTATTAGCGAAAAAACATTCCGTGCTATTGCACACGGGCACCCATTTATCATTGTAGGACCTTCGCAGTCGTTGCAAATGCTCAGAAGCATGGGATTTGAAACTTTCAACGGGATCATTGATGAGTCGTATGATCAAGCATATAATCCCAATGTGCGTATGCAAAAGATCATTGCTGAATTGAAACGAATTAATTCACTTGGTGAATCTGCCAGATTTGATCTTTACCATAAGCTAATGACAGTTGCTAATCGCAATAAAGAAAAGTTCGACAGTATGGTACAGGACAAGAATCAAAGTACATTCTGGCTTTTTGTTAAATCTTTAACTCAGTAATATGCTAGTGTATGCTGTCGAAGATCGTGTTATGGTGCCATACATGAGCATTCTTAACGAAGTAGCGCATTTGCGAATAGGAGTATGTCCTCTACGTGCAAGCGACTACGACGGAAACTTTGTCAAGTTCTATTCGGAAAAAATACAGCTCATTGGCTCTGTTGATCGACTCATTATTGATGACTATACAGAAGCAATGCCATTAGATCAAGTTGATCAGCTTATTGACGAAGTTGTTACCTTATGTGGTATACCAAGAGAACATATTGTATTTGTTAATAGTGGAGAGTATAGCAGTCAACATGTCATTTCGTATCCAACATTTTATAGTCTCAAAGACTTTAGACTTTTAAAGTATGAACAGCATACAGTTGTACAGTGGGAACACCGCGATAAATTATTGCTGAGCTTATGTAGAAGACCAACTTGGTTTAGAGTAACACTAACAGAAGAATTAATCAAACGTAATCTACTAGAATATTCAATAGTCAGTTGTGGATCAGATAGTGACTCAGAATCTGACGGCTGGCAAGAGTTGTTTGTGACTCCAGAAATGCAACACTATTTTCCACTACTGGTTGATGGCCTTGTGTCTCGCAATCAAGAGGCTTTTCTAAATGAAATAGGATTTAGCCGTGCATTCATTAATGTAGTTTCAGAAACAAGTCATGACAAGCAGCCGGGTTGGGCTCCTGCGCTACAGAAATTTTTTGATGATAATCCAACAAAACCTGCCCCAAGCGGTGTACATCATTGGGAAAGAGTGTTTGTTACAGAAAAAACAATCAAAGCAGTGGCCATGCGGCAGATTCCAATTTTTAATACTGTTCAACATCATGTGCGTTTATTAAGAGCAATGGGACTGGACATGTTTGATGACGTCGTTGATCACAGTTATGATGAAATTGAAGATCCAGGAAAACGAATACAAGCCGTAGCAGATCAAGTTGAACAGCTATATCGTCGTGGTCATGACTATTTTAAAAGTATTCCAAACATCAAAGAGAGATTGGAACACAATGTTAGATGTATTGATCACCAGTACAAGATACGTCTGCAAGATGCAGAACACAAAATTAGGGAATTTTTAAATCATGGGCATGTCACCTTATAAAATGTTAGACAATCAATTTCAAGACTTACTTGCAGACCAAACAAGGCTTGTGGTAGAGATTGGCAGCGAACGCGGAGAAGGTAGTACTGCTTACTTTAGGGATTGGGCACATGCACGTGGGGCAGATTTCCACACTGTGGATGTTACAGATGATGCACAAACACACTTCACTAATAATTCTGCATTTGGTGGAGTAGGTGATATCAACTTTCACACCGTTGATACTGGACATGCGTGGTGCAGAGATGTGTTGCCAACCTTGGGCAAACAAATTGCAGTGCTATACTTGGATAATTTTGATTGGATTGATCCTGTTAATTTACAGTGCCAGTGGCTTCATGATCAAATTGCGGCTTATGCGGCCCGCGGTGTTGTAATGAGCAATGAGAACAGCCAAGAAGAACATAAACTGCAAACACTATACTGCTTGCCTTACATGGCACCACAAAGTATTATCCTTATTGATGATACGTATCAAGACATTGGCTCCCCAACTGGATGGGGCGGCAAGTGTGGTACAGCAATTCCTCTAATGCTTGCTGCCGGATATGCTATAGTAAACACCACACAGGGCATTGTTTGCCATAGAGGAATAGAGTTTAAATATCCTTGACCAAGCGTTGAACAATTTCTTGGCAAGTGAGAATTTCATTTGCGTGTTCAATGCCCTTGCCAATAAACACATGTCCAAGACTTGGGCTTTTTATACCAGCCATTAAGCCCCGTGTATTGTTATGATTGTCCCCGGGGGTTTCAGAGAATACAACTGCATTTTGACTATCAGTATCTGTTTTGCCGTTGTCTAGTCTTTTAACATCGGCCGCGCCGGACGCTACTAATTTGAGTTTTGTTTCTGTGGAAATTTTACTTTCGGCACTGACAGCAAACATAGTACCAATTCCTACACCAAATGCACCTCGATCCATGTAGTATTTTAATTGCTCACTGGTACCAACGCCACCTGATGTGATCACATGTTTTGAAGGGAACATGGCAGTGTACGTTTTAAACAACTGCTCTAGAGTTTCTCCTGTTAAGTTGCCACGACCTGCACCATCGGGACCTTTAAGTATGATGCCGTCAGCACCTGGTGCTAAATCACCGGGCATTAGAGTCTTGGTAAACACCATGGTGCCGTTGTCTCTTAAACGTGATATTATTTTGGGCAAAATTACATGTCGACGATTCTCAGCGTCGGGCTCTAGGTCTTCGAGAATGATTTCTACTGCACGTACACGATATGACAACAGTGCATCCATAAAGCCATCAATATCTATTAAGGCACTGATATTGGTGCTGATTAAAATCGAAGCATCACCAACAGCGGTCTGATAATCTTTAAGGTCACGTTCGAACAATGCTGGATCAATGACTCCTAATTTTACAAAGTAATTAAAGATACTTAGGCTGGGGAGGCATCCGGCCTTCCTAACTGCTATTGCTAGATTCACATCCGACACTTTGTTCATGGCCATGCAAGCAATTGGATACTTGCAATCAAAAAATTTGGTAAAGGTTTGCATACGATATTTATTCTGAAAACTCTGGGCCGTGTGTACCAATAAATACAGCTATGAAAATAGTAATTGCCACTGGGGGTTTTGACCCTGTTCATTCTGGGCACATTAAGTATCTGGAACAAGCTCGTTGCCACGGCGACAAATTAATTGTAGGATTAAATTCCGACGCCTGGCTTGAACGCAAAAAAGGAAGGCCGTTTATGCCCTTTGCTGAAAGGCAAGCAGTACTTGAAGGACTACGATGCGTTGATGAAGTTGTAGCGTTTGATGACAGTGACGGCAGTGCTATCAAATTGTTAGAAGGCATTCAAAAGAGCTATTCCTATGCTGAGATTGTGTTTGTAAACGGCGGGGATAGGACTGCGGCAAACATTCCCGAAATGACTGTTAAGAATGTGTTGTTTAAGTTTGGTGTAGGCGGGGACAACAAAGCAAATTCAAGTTCATGGATCTTAGAGGAGTGGCGAGCACCAAAAACTCAACGCCCTTGGGGTTATTATCGTGTGTTACATGAAGTTCCTGGAACAAAAGTCAAAGAACTCACTGTTATGCCGGGCCAGAGCCTAAGCATGCAACGACATCAGGACCGCAGTGAACATTGGCATGTAAGCGAAGGGCGATGTGTAGTTAATTATAAAGATGCTCAACTAACACTTGAGGCTCACTCCAATTTGTCTATCCCTGCTGACTCATGGCACCAATTGACCAATCCGTTTGATCAACCCTGCAGGCTCATTGAGATCCAATACGGCACCCGTTGCGTAGAAGAAGATATTGAACGAAAAACTGCTTGACACTGCATCCAAGCTCGTGTATACTTACTAGGTAAGCCTTTAACTAACCGGAGATATACATGAGCTTTTCACCTGAACAAATTGCAAAACTGAAACGAGTGATCCAGGAAGGGGTCCAAGTCAAGCGTGAGATCGATGATCTTAACGTGGGCCTTAAAGAAACTGTGGCGGCCATTGCCGAAGAAATGGAAATCAAACCAGCAGTACTTAACAAAGCCATTACCAAAGCGTTCAAGGGCGACTTTGACAAGGATCAAGCAGACCTTGACTCAGTTGAAGAAATCCTAGAAGTAACTGGTAACAAGCTGTAATGCTTCGCCTACTTAACAGTGTAGGCAATTACATACGAGAGGATTGGCAAGAAAATCCAGTACGCTGTGTGCTGGAAATCCTTGCCTGGTTTCTAAGTATTGGTTGCAGTATCGCCATGATGCTGACTGTGCCAACTCCTCCGTTTCTGATACTTTACCCGCTGTTCATTATACAATGTGGTATCTTTGCATGGGCGGCACGTACTCGTGGTAGTGTTGGCATGCTGGCCAACTACCTATTGCTTGTTACTATTGATTCAATTGCCTTGGTAAAGATGTGGATGCAGTAATATGGAACAGCGTGTTACCATACATCATTGGAGACATGAAGATGGGTGGCACAATGTGCCTGCTATCCTGCGTAAAAGTGATAGTCCTGAACGAGAGTTTCTTGAAGAAATTGTAGGCTGGCATTGCTGGGTCTACTGCAACGACCATCATGAGTTCATTGAGTGGATGCAACAACATTGTCCAACAGCGGATTGCACACCTAGATTCAATTCAGGTGATCCAATGGTCACTGTACACATCAAAGACAAAGATGAGGCTGCATATTTTATGCTGAACTTTGATGTCTGAGTGGTTAAACTACGATTTGTATATTGGTGATGCTGTTGAGGAAGATGTATACGAATGGCTGTGTGAAAATATTGCGCCAGTGCTGATGACCACACAGGCCGAATACGATTACTTTAAAATGTATCATGGCGACCATGACTTATGGATCATGCACTCTACTGATGTAAGTGATGTCGGCGGTAGCCGTTGGGACACTATAACTCAAATCAGCTTTAAGAAAAAAGAAGATGCTATCATGACCAAGTTGCGATTTGGAGGCTCTATACAATGAGCTGGCTGGTACCAAAGTACGCACTAAAAAAGGGATGGGGACATACTGTTCGTCTCATTGACCCTTATCATGATTCTAATGAATTTGGCAGTGTTGTAGACTACGAAG